GACGGCCCTGATCGCGGCCGGAAAGCCGCTGATCCTGACCCGTGCGGCGGCCGGAAGCGGCGTCGCCACCGTCAGCCCGAACACCCTGGCGGACCTGGTGACGCCGGAGAACGTCGCCGTGAGCCTGGGCGAAAAGGATCTGATCGAGGGCGACCCCGCGATCATGCGAATCCCCGTCCAGGTGACGAACGAAGCCCTGGACGCCCCTGTCTGGATCAGGGAAGTCTCCGTCTACGGGAACACCATCGACAACACAGAAGTCATGTTCTGCTATGGCTGGCTGGACGGCGACGACAGCGACAACGTCCTTCCGGCGACGTCCTTCGAGGAAGACGCCGACACCGTCCATATCCACGACCTGGCCGTCTTCGTGACGAACCAGGAAGCCGCGTCCGTGTCCGTACAGGTGGCCCCTGGTTCCTATGTCACCCGTGAGCAAATGACCACCTACGCGGCGCCCCTGGCCCACACCCAGGGCGCGGACACCATCACCGAAACCACCGGAGAGAACACGGAACAGGTCCAGCGCCGCCAGGACAGCGACATCGAAGCGATCAAGGAGCAGTTGAACACCGGCTTCACCGGAACCACCGTGACCCACACCTTCGCCCCCGCGCAGCTTCCCTACTGGAAGGGCTATGACGGGACCGGAGTTCCCGAAGGGATTCTGGACCAGACAAGGAACCGCCTGTATCTGTGACCAGGATCGCCGCCACGCCGTCGGAAACCTCTTGCCTTATATCGAACCTGTTCACGGAACTTCGTCCCGTGTGCGGCTTCTGTGAGGGCGACAGCGTGGTTCTTTGCGGCATGACCTACGCCGGCACGGAAGAAGCCGTGGTCCTTCGGGACTACGGCTTCGACTTTACCGGAGACGCCGCTGTGGTCGAGAATATCCGGAATCGAAGGTGTATCAATGGGATCGCGAAGAAACTACCAGCGGAGCCAGCCCAGCAAGGGCGAAAGTCCGCTTCATATACTGCCCGTCGCGGACAAAATGATCGGCTTCACCCTGTCGACGACCGACAACCCGAAGCGTTTTCCGAAGAAGATCAGATTTTCCGTGACGAATAAAATCCAGGGCCACGCCCTGGCGATCTATGACTACCTGGTCGAAGCGAACGAAATCTTCCCCATAATGGACGACCAGGACAAGGCCGACCGCCTGAAACTTCAGCGCGCCGCGCTGACGGAGTGCAAGAAACTTTTGCACATGATCCAGCTTTCGAAGGACCGCGGCTATATTGACAGCGGGACCTTCGACTACTGGACGAAGCTGACGGTCGACGTGAAATGTATGACCGCCCGATGGTACGACGCCGAACGGAAGACGGGAATCCCCGTCGAGCCGGCCGGCCCGATCCCTGAAGGCTGATCATAAATCATTAGGGAACGATCTGTCACCCCGAACACCGGCAACGCGAACAACGCGCGCAATGTCAACACGGACGGCAGTCTGAACAACAACAACGCGTACAACGGCAACAACGGCGTCCGGCCGGATTTGGTGGAAAACGGGACTGATTAGGGCGGAAAGCCTGAAAACAGAGTATCACCAACAAAGGAGATCGTTTCCTTCCGAAGGGCCGCGACAGTCCCTTCGGTAAATACATGATTGACGACGAAAGGCCTTCAACAGCGACGGCCGGACTATCAGCGTCAAGGAGGATTTTTCTTTATGAAGGATCAGGGAACGCCCGCCCATGACTTCGCGTCCGTGACGGACTTCAACAATCTATATCAATCGTTTACAGAAGCGCGCAAAGGGAAACGGTGGAAGTATTCCGTGTGCAAATATGAAGCGAATGTCCTGGAAAACCTTCTGTTCATTCAGGTCATGCTTCAGCGCCACAAATACCGCCTTTCCCCGTATAACTGCTTCTATGTGCATGAACCGAAGGAACGGCTGATCATGTATAACAGCTTCCGCGACAAGATCGTTCAGCACTGTTTATGTGAACAGGTCCTTGAACCGGTCCTTTCGAAGACGTTCATCTATGACAACTACGCAAGTCAGAAGGGCAAAGGGACCCACTTCGGCCTTGACCGACTGAAGGCGTTCATGTCGGCCTACTACCGGAAGAACGGCGTCGAAGGTTGGGTATTGAAGTGCGACGTCCGAAAGTATTTCTATCGTATCAATCACGACGTTCTGAAAAGCCAACTTCGCCGGCTGATCAAGGACCGCGACGTCCTGTGGCTTTTGGATATGATCGTCGATTCCACGGAAGGGCCAGGTATTCCGATCGGGAACCACACTTCACAATGGTTCGCGATCCTGTACTTGTCCGACATGGACCACATGATCAAGGAACGTCTGGGAATCAAGTATTATGGCCGCTACATGGACGACTTCTATTTGATACACGAAGACAGGGCCTATTTGCAGTTCTGCCTGGAAGAAATCCGCCGGTTCCTGGTCCCCCTGGGCCTGGAACTGAACCAGAAGACGGCCATATTTCCGTTATCCCAGGGAATCGACTTCCTGGGCTTTCGGACCTACCTGACGGACAGCGGAAAGGTCGTCCGGAAGGTACGCCGTGAGAGCAAGAACCGGATCAGGCGGAAGATCACGAAGTTCCGCCACCTGGTAGACGAAGGCCGTGTCGACTTCGACACGGTCCTTCAGTCTTATAATTCCTGGACCGGCCACGCCGAACACGGCAACAGTTATCACCTGATCAGCGAGATCGACGACCTGTTCTTCAACCTGTTCAGGGAAGAAATGGAGGGAAAACCCTATGGCGAAATCTCTATCCGCTTTGCCCGTTGGAAGCGTCGTCAAGTCGGCGAACACAAAGTACAACGGACAGGCGATCAGGTGGATCGTCGGCACACAGGACACGTCCCAGGGCCGAACGGGCCTGGTGACGGAAAAGATGATCACCCTGAAATGCTTCGACGCGAAGGAGTCCGGCAACAGCAACAGCAACCGCCGGAGTTACGGCAATAACCGTTATTCCGTTTCGAACATCGACAAGTGGCTGAACAGTGCGGCCGCGTCCTGGTATGCCGCACAGCACGGAGCCGACGCCCCGCCCACGTCCGCGAACTGTTGGAACGGCTATAACCCCTACGACACCGAAGCCGGCTTCCTGGCGAACTTCGAAGCCGACTTCAGGAACGCGATCCTGGATTCCACGATCCGCGTCGCGAAGAACACCGTCACCGACGGCGGCGGTTATGAAGACATCGTTCGACAGGTCTTTCTACTTTCGAACACGAACGTCGGCCTTTCCAACGAAAACGGCGTGGCCGAAGGTTCCTTGTGGTCCTACTTCAATTCCGCGTCGCGCCGCCAGTGCTACCCCACGGCGGAAGCCGTCAGCAAGTCCACCTACACCAATTCCAGCCTGTCCGCTTCTCAATATTGGTGGTGGTGGCTAAGAACCCCGGGCTCCGGCACCGCGGACAGCGCGCGCGGTGTCGACACGGACGGCAGTCTGGGCGACAACTACGCGTACAACGGCAGCTGCGGCGTCCGGCCGGCTTTGTATTTGGCATCTTCGAATCTGGTATCCGATACAACCGACACAGACGGCGCTTATATCCTTCTGTGGAACCAGCCGCCCACGACTCCGTCTTCCATCACCTACGGCACCCCCCAGGCGGGACAGAACCTGAACCTGTCGACCGGCGGATCGACCGATCCGGAGGGCGACGCCATTTCCTACGTCTGGGAACGGAAGGTGGATTCCGGCGTCTGGACCCAGATCGGGATCACCACCGCGAAGACGATCCAGGACACGGTCCCGTCCAGCGGAACAACCTACTACGCGCGCGTGAAGGCCGTGGACGCGGTCGGGAATGAATCGGCGTATTGCACCGGTTCCGGAAAGGCCATTTCCTACAACACCCCACCCGTGATCAGCGGTTCCGACCAGAACATGGGCGCGAAGACTGACCCCTTCACCTACAAATACACCGTCACCGACGCCCAGTCCGCCACCCAGGCCCTGACCGTGACGGAAGCCCTGACCAACGGCGCCGAAACGATCACCCTTCGCACCTACACGGCCACGGCCGGCGCCCAGAACACCGCCGACCTGTCGTCCGTCTGGATCAGGCTGATCGCGGGGACCCACGTCCTGAAGATCACCGCTTCCGACGGCAACGGCGGAACGGCCGTCCGCAACATCACCTTCAGCCGCACCGTCACCAGGATCGCCGCGGCCCGCGCCTTCAACACCGACGCGAAGGTCACGAAGGTCTTCGTTTCCCTGTACCCGTCCGACCGTCCGGCCGGTTCCACGCTCCACCTGGAAGTGACGAACAACCCGTTCGACACGAACCCCGTCTGGGAGGACATCACGGAGAAGGCGAACCGCCTGGTCCACACCTTCGCGAACAGCACCGTCGCAAATGGCTATGGCCTGGGCTATCGGTTCTATCTGCTGAAGGGAACGGAGGAAATCGAGATCACCCAGGCGACGATCCGTTTCGCCTGATGAAAGGAGGGAAGCAAAATGTCTTTCAACTCGCACGACTGCGAAACCGTCAGCATGAAGGAAGCCCAGGAACAGGAAAAGAACAACCCCGTCACCCAGATCGCGGCGGCGGCGTCCATCGCCTTCGTGGTCCTGGCGGAGGGCGGCCAGATCGACGACGTCACCGCCACGGAGAACGTCGAGCAGTTCGCCCCCTGGGCCTACCCGATCGCCTACAAAAAGGGCAATATCCGCCGCTACGGTTCCGACCTGTACCGGTGCAACCAGGACCACACTTCGCAAGCCGACTGGACCCCCGCGGCCGCCGCGTCCCTGTGGTCGAAGATCGGCGACCCGACGGAGGAATGGCCGGAATGGTCCCAGCCGGTCGGCGCCCATGACGCCTATAACGCCGGCGCGAAGGTGTCCCATAACGGGAAGCACTGGACGTCCGACGTCGCGTCGAACGTCTGGGAACCTGGCGTCTACGGTTGGACGGAGGTGACGGCATGACCGAAGGGATCATCATCGCCGTTCTTTCTATGGTCGGCACGTTGGCCGGTGCCTACCTGGCGAACCGGAAAAGTTCCGCCCTGATTGCCTATCGCCTGGATAAGCTGGAAGAGAAGGTCGACAAGCATAATTCTGTGATCGAACGGACCTTCAAGCTGGAAGAACAGGCCGCCCTTATCGAAGAGCGGATCAAGGTCGCGAACCGCCGGATCGAAGACCTTGAAAAGGCACAGTAAACCCCGCCGCGAGTTCTCCAAAATCATCGTTTGCACCGTGGGGGCCGTCACGATCTTCGTGACGGCCTTCACCTGTGTCATGGTGTGGAGGACCGGCAACACGGACGCCCTGGCCTACCTGATACCGGCCATCTTCGGGGAAGCCGCCACGGCGACCGGCTTTTATTACAGCAAGGCAAAGACTGAAAACAGGATCAAACTTCGCCGGCAATACGGCGACCTGGTCGACAAGGAGGAATGAACCCATGTTTGAAATCATCATCGGAAACCTGATCAAGATCGGCTATGCTATGGCGATCTTCCTGTGTGCCTACCTGGCGAACGTCGTGTTCTCCCTGTGGTACAACATCAAGATCAACTGTGAACCCTTCAGCCGCGAAAAGCTGGCGACCGGCGGCCTGAAGGCGCTGACGTTCATCGTCGGACTGACCCTTCTGTGTATCGCGATCACCACCCTTCCGATCTTCGCGACGGAAGTCGGCTGGACGATTCCTGACGAATACGCGGAACTGTTCGCCGATTTGATCATCGTCGGCGCGGTCCTTCTGGTCGCCTGTAAGTATATCAAGGAAGCCTTCACAAAGTTCGTCGCGATCCTGAACACGCCGGCGGACACCGTACCCGCAAAGGAGGAAAAAGAGCATGAGCAACAGCCCGTTAGTGACGTATTCCAGGATCAGCCCGAACAGGACCAGCCCCAGGAATCATAAGATCGACACCATCACGATTCATTGTATTGTCGGACAATGGACGGCGAAGCAAGGCTGTGACTACTTCGCCACCACCGGCCGCGAGTGTTCCGCGAACTACGTCGTCGGGAAGGACGGTTCGATCGGCCTGTCCGTAGAGGAACAGGACCGGTCCTGGTGCAGTTCGTCCCGCTCCAACGACCACCGCGCGATCACGATCGAAGTCGCGTCCGACACGAAGCACCCCTACAAGGTGACGGACCAGGCCCTGGCCGCCCTGATCGACCTTCTGGTGGATATTTGCCGCCGGAATGGGATCAAGGCCCTTCTGTGGAAGTGCGACAAGTCCCTGATCGGCCAGGTGGACAAGCAGAACATGACCGTTCACCGGTGGTTCGCGAACAAGGCCTGTCCTGGTGACTATCTCTATAACCTCCACCCCCAGATCGCGGCCCAGGTGAACGAACGCCTGGGCGCGGCCGCGCCGGCGGAGCCGGAGAAGAAGCCCAGCCAGACGCCCAGCGGCGCCACCTTCACCCCCTACCTGGTGCGGATCACGGCGTCCATCCTGAATATCCGAAAAGGCCCTGGCACGACCTACGCCGTCACCGGCCAGATCAAGGACCGCGGCGTCTATACCATCGTCGAGCAGAAGGGCAACTGGGGCCGCCTGAAGTCCGGCGCCGGCTGGATCAGCCTGTCCTATACGAAGAAGGTCTGACGATGGGAATGAAGCTGGACGGACTGGCGAACTTCGGGAAGGCCCTGGTCGCCCTCCAGGCCGATATACCGGAGATCATGGACAAACTGGTCGTCGGCGAAGGCCGCTTCGCCCGTGACCAGGCCAGGAAGATTTGCACCGAAGAAAACATCATCAACACCGGCGACTATCGCCGGAACTTCAACAGCAGTTCGAAGGCGATCCGGATCGGGACGGCCTACAAGATCGACGTCTTCAACAACCTGGACTATGCGAAGCCCCTGGAATATGGCTTCCGCGGCCACTTCGTCCCTGGACATTGGGACGGGAAGTCGTTCGTCTACCAGCCGAAGGACCCGCAAGGGGGAATGTTCGTCCATTCCCTGATTCCTGGTCACTACACCCTGGAACGGGCCGTCAACGCCACGAAGCGCACCCAGAACGCGCGCCTTCAGCGCCGCTTCGAACAGGAACTGAAGAAGCGTGGCTACATGAAGTATTTCAAATAGAAAGACGCCCAGGGGACGAACCCCTGGGCGTTTTTTCTTTCTTCAGAACATCGCGAGTTTGATCGCCTTGAACCGTGTGTCGTCCAGTTCCAGAAGGGACCGCTTCCCGTCCTTGAACTGGATCGCCACCACATGGACCCCCTTCGTCTTCGCGGTCGCGGCCGCCACGACGCCCAGGGGACCCAGAAGCAGAGCGCCGGCGGCGCCGCGCGCCACGGCGGAACCCATGCTTTTCTGGGAATCTTCGTCCACGACTTCAATCTGGTCAATCGTGGAACTGTCCAGCTTCAGATTTTTCATCAGGCCGACGTTCAAAACCGCCTTCCCGCCTTGCATAATGACCGCTTTGTGTTTATAGTCGCCTTCCAGGACCCAGTTCTTCGCACCCATGCCAGAACCTCCCTTTGATATTTACCCCGAAGTTATGGGATATTACCATAAGAATATCGGAATCTTATGCTAAAGTCAATTAGAATATGGGATATTACCATAACGGGAGGATCAGGCGTGAAGAAGTTCGACTACAACGGCCGGAAGAATATCTGTGGAAATCGCGTCCGTTGTCTTCGGACGGCGCGACGATGGTCCCAGGCGGCCCTTGCCGCCAAAATGCAGACCCAGGGCGTAATCATGGAACAGGACGTCGTCAGCAAGATCGAATCCGGCGACCGCCTGGTTACAGACTACGAAGTCCGCGCCTTCGCGGCGGTCTTCGGCGTGGCCTTTGAAAACCTGATCGAAGACGAAGAATGAACGGCCTTCCGGACCAGAACCGGAGGGCCGTTTTTTCTGCTTGACAATATACTACCGGTAGTATATAATAAGCACCAGAAGGAAGGTGATTCACAATGTCAAAGGCGCAGACAGCCGCAAACAAACGCTATAACCTGAAGGCGTATGACAGAATTGAAATAACGGTCCCGAAGGGAAACAGGGAGATCATCGCCCAGGCTGCGGCGGCGGCCGGAATGAGCGTGAACGCCTTTATCAAGGAAGCGATCGAAGCACAGATCGCAAAGCAGAGCGCGTGAACGCGAAGGCCCTGTCCGAAAGGACGGGGCCTTTTATTTTATACCGAACGGAGGAAACACCATGAAACGCCGCAGATTCAAGCAACTGACCAGAGCGGATCGCCTGAATATCGAAAAGTATCTTCGCCAGGGTATGACGAAACAGGCCGTCGCCGACGCCCTGGGCGTCAGCCTTCGAACGGTATATTATGAACTGAAGCGCGGCCAGTATATCCACACCAATTCCGACCTTACGGAGGAAGTCCGTTATAGCTGTGACGTCGCCGAATCAGTCAAGAAGTACAACGGCACGAACAAAGGCCCACAGTTAAAGATCGGCAACGACCACGAACTGGCGGCCTACATTGAACGGCGGATCGTGGAAGACGGCTATTCGCCGGCGGCGGTCCTTGGAGAAATCCGCGTCAAGGGAATGAAGTTCAAGACGTCGATCTGTAAGTCGACACTGTATTCCTATATCCGGAAGGGCGTCTTCCTGACCCTTGAAATGCGCGACCTTCCCCGTCACGGTAAGAACAAGCGCGGCTACACCCGCACCCACAAGAAGGGCGCCAGGGCGTCCGCCGGAACCAGCATTGAACACCGGCCGGAGGAAGTGAACGCCAGGACGACCGTCGGTCATTGGGAAATGGACTCCGTCCTGGGAAAGAAGAAGACGAAGCCGGCCCTTCTGGTCCTGTCTGAACGACTGTCCAGGAAGGAACTGATCATCAAGGTCCAGGATCACACCGCCGCCAGCGTAGTTCGCGCCCTGGACCGCCTGGAACGGAAGATGGGATCGCCGGCCTTCCGTGCCACCTTCAAGTCGATAACCGTCGACAATGGTTCCGAGTTTGCCGACGTCGACGGCATGGAACGAAGCTGTCGCCGAAAGGGGCCGCGGACGAAGGTCTATTACTGCCACCCCTATTCTTCCTGGGAACGCGGGACCAACGAAAACACGAACGGCCTGATCCGCCGCTGGTTCCCGAAGGGGACGGACTTCAGCAAAGTCAGCGTCCAGGAAATCCAGAAGGTCGAAGACTGGCTGAACGCCTATCCCCGCGAAATCCTGGGCTTCCTATCTGCTGACGCGGTCTTCTCCACCGCCTTCGCGGCCTGTGTCTGAAACTTTTTTATCTTTTTTGCAAAAATATGTTGACTTTTGCGGCCGCGCGAAATTTACAAGTCTTATTATGAGAGACGGGTTAGCTCAGTTGGTAGAGCGCCACACTTCCGTGGAGGTCGTCGGTTCGAATCCGATACAGTCTCTCTTGCTTTTTATTTTCGCATGAAAGGAGAAAAGACATGAGCATCGATCAGCTTGATTTAATCTTGTATGACATGTACCGCATGGACGCTTGGCTGCCGCCTTTGTTTGGTAAATGGACTGAAGATTATAAAAAAGCGAGTTACTCACAATGGGCTGTCGACGAGCTCAGAGATTTTATCGCCGAACGGATTTACCCTCGAAAAGAAGGGTCTATTGATGAATTCTGTAAGCTCACGCATGAATTCATGATGAAGACCGCTAAGTATGCGAGGGTGAATCCAAACACAAGTCTTATGTTTCGATCTGCCAGTGAAATGGCAGCGAACATTTTAGATCTTCTAAGGGCTATGGAATAACAAAAACATGAAAGGAGAAAAGACATGAGTAAAAACCAAGCAATTCAAAAGTTGCTGCATAAGTCAGGGCTTTGTATCAGGAAATACTCGCCTGTTGCTTTGTCTTGTGTAGCATCAGCCGGCGTTGTGGTTACTGCAATCGCCGCAGCCAAAGCGACCCCACGAGCAGTAGCGTTAGTTTATGCAGACAGCCGCAAAAAGCATGATGGCGATCCATATGCGTACACCAAGAAAGAGGCGTTCATCGCTGCATGGAAATGTTATATTCCGGCAGTAGCATTTGGAGCTTCTACTATCGCTTGTATTATGGGTGCCAATGCACTCAACCGACGCCAACAGGCAGCACTAACAAGTGCGTATGCGCTCGTCCAAAGTTCTTATAAGGAATATAAGGACAAGCTGAAAGAACTCTATGGAGAAGAAGCGCATAATGCAATCATGGATTCCATCATCAAGGAAAAGTGCAAGGACATCAGCATCTCTGCTCATGGAGGTTGGTACGATTCTTCCCTCGATTTTGGTGAAGGCATGGAACCAGAAGTCTCCCGCACTTTCTACGATAGCTTTTCGCAAAGATATTTTGAGTCAACCATCGAAAAGGTCATTCAGGCTGAATATCATCTGAACCGCAATTTCATGTTTGCAGGAGTCATTCCACTTAATGACTTTTATGAGTTTCTTGGGCTTGAAAAGACGGAACTCGGAGACGCTGTTGGATGGTCAAGCTGTAATGGTGATATTTATTGGATCGACTTTAACCATCACCGTCTCACTTTGGATGATGGCATGGAGATCTATGTCATTGACATGGTTTTCGAGCCGACAGCTGAGTGGGTGGAAGATCTGTAAGTTCGCAAAAAATACATTTCACTTTATGAAAACGAAAAGGAGGTTTCGCTTTATGAATAATGCAAAATTGATTAAAATCCTGGGTCTTGTCGCTACCGCAGTAGGTATGGGGGCTACGCTCCTCACTGACTGGGTGAACGAGAAGAAGATGGAAGAAAAAATTGATGAACGCATCAATGAGAAGCTTGCCGCACTTAGCGATGAAGAAGACGAGGAGTCCTAACAAGGGCTCTTCTTCTTTATTCAAACGATATGTGCGATGCAAGCACGGCTGTTTCGATTATTCAACGATATGTTGACGAGCATTTGTTCAGTCCAACCTTCACATGGCCAAAGTATGAATTCAGAAAAAGGTCATATCAGCAATGGGCTGCATATGAAATCTGTCATCGAATCTTGGACAAGCCTTTCGATGATCCAATCACCGTCATCGAAAACTTCATGTTCGAGATGGCTATGTATGCTTGTTACGGCGAGGACGAGCAGCGTAGCTTTGTATTTCAGAGCGCAGTCGAAACAGCTGAAGAACTAAGTCTACTATTTGTTTAACTGAAAGGAGAAAAAATGGAAATTGTAGGAAAAGTTATCTTTATGGGTTGCATCTTGCCTGTGTATGATTCCTTGGATAAACCTTTGTTCAAGGCATCTGATGTAGCCAACATTATTGATTACAGCGATGGCAATGTGTGGAAAATGCTCGAGATGTGTGAAGCTGACGAAAAGCTGAACCTACCTTTGGTAGTTGCAGGTCAGCGACGCTCCGTAAGCTTTGTGACTGAAACTGGTTTATACAATGTGCTTTCACAGAGCCGCAAACCGATTGCTCGAGCGTGGCGCCGTATTATTCATGAAGAGTTAATTACTCTTCGAAAGACTCGTGGCAAAAACATAGCTGAACAATTTGAAGACTGGGATAATCAAGCTGACACTATCTTCTTTGATGAAGAAACGGGCATGATGATGCAGTCCGTAACTGTAGCTGGCGGCGATGTTGAACAGATTCCATTGTTCTGAGAAAGGAGAAAATCATGCCTAAACAAAGTTTAGCAAGCATTGCCAAGAGTGTACGGACGGCAATGAAAAAACATAGTCCTGAAATTCTCACCGGTATTGGAATTGCCGGCATGATTACCACCACTGTTATGGCGGTAAAAGCAACACCAAAAGCCCTGATTCTGCTTGAAGAGAAAAAAGATGAGCTGGATACGGATAGACTTGAGCCGAAAGACATCATCAAGACAGCTTGGCCTTGTTATATTCCGGCAGCTGTTGTAGGCTCCATCTCTGTCTTCTGCCTGATTGGAGCAAGCTCGACTAATCTTCGTCGGAATGCTGCTCTGGCAACGGCGTATACCCTTTCAGAGTCTACTTTGAAGGAGTATCAGGAAAAAGTCGTTGAGACAATTGGTGAGAAAAAGGAACAGTCCATTCGAGACTCTGTGTCGAAAGACAAGATGGTTAAGAACCCTATTCGAGAAGTGATTCTCACTGAAAGCGGCGGCAACACGATCTGCTATGATGTCTTGTCCGGACGATATTTCAAGTCTGACAGAGACAAAATCACCCGGGTCATGAATGAACTGAATCGTCAGATGCGTGACGAAATGTATGTCACGCTGAACGATTTCTACTACGAACTCGGTTTGGATGGAACTAAGATGGGCGATATGCTCGGATGGAACATCGATAAGGGTTACATTGACCTTGCATTCTCATCGCAGCTGGATGCAAACGGTACCCCCTGCTTGGTGATTGATTATCAGGTTGCTCCGGTTTATGACTACCAGTAAGCTACCGCGCGAAATTTACAACTTATTTAATGGAAGAACATTCCACAATTTCACACATTTGAAAGGAGATTTCACAATGAACAACAATGAGATTATGAACAACGAGGTCGTTGAAGCTACCGAAGAGGTTATCGAGAACGCTGGCTTGAGCAAGGGCGTAAAGATTGCTGCGGGTATCGGCTTGAGCGTAGTTGTAGGCGTGGTCGTCTACAAGTATGTAGCAAAGCCGGTAATTGCAAACATCAAAGCCCAGATCGAGCAGAAGAAGATGGCTGCTGAGGAGAAGACGGTTATCTTGGAAGAATCCGATGTTGTCACTGAAGACAACTGAAAATGCGAATTTGAGAAGTTCGGATAAGGGAGAGTACCTGTAACAAGGTGCTTTCCCTTTTTCTTTATCTCTCGAAAGGAGGAAAAAATATGCAGCAGTATCAATATGACGGTCCTGTTATGCGATTCGATGATTGCGTTCAGCATCGTTGGAAGGCAACTACTGTTGCTCCGACGGAAGCGAAAGCGAAGAGCAATCTCGCCTATCGATATAAAAAAGAAAACGGCTTGATGCCGAACACAAAAATTACTCTGCCCGGTAAGCTGATTCCGGCATAAGAAAGGAGATCACCCAGTGGAAGATTACAAATCTAATTCTGATAAGGCTCGTCAGGAGCAACAGTCAGAAAAGAAAGTCGAGGCGGTTATTACCGGGGCTGCAAAAACTCGAAAAAAAGGCGAGATGCAAAAATTCGCAGATGTCTTTATTGCAGAAGATGCAAACAATGTCAAATCTTATATTTTGATGGAGGTCATTGTGCCTGCTGTCAAGAAAGCGATTTCTGACATTGTCACTACCGGTATTGACATGATTCTGTACGGCGAGGCAGGTCGCAGCAAGAAAAACGGAACGGCATCCAAGGTGTCTTATCGGAACTACTACGATCAAGGCACAGACAGAGTGCGTGCAGGTTCCGTCGGCAATAGACGCAATACACCTGACTATGATGATATTCTCTTCGATACTCGTGGAGATGCAGAAGCGGTTCTCGATGCAATGAACGATATTATCAGTCAGTACGGAACGGTGAGCGTGTCCGATTTCTATGATCTCGCTCGTGTTCCCAATGATAATTTCACTATGAACCGCTACGGTTGGACAAACATTGGCGGTGCAACTGCGGTACGAGTTCGAGATGGTTATATTCTGAAACTGCCTCGTGCTATCCCGCTGAATTGAAAGGAGAAAAATAATGCTTGAATGCAAAATTTGTGGCACTAAATTCAATGCCATTATCGAGAGACATTATATTGCTCGTGATAACGGAAAGACTGGTTTGGCAGTTGCCTTTGGCTCTATTGAGCAGCTTCTGCTTGCTACAGAAGCAGGACTCGGTCATGGCGAAACGCCTATCTTCCCGATTCAGATTTTCCGTGTCAAGGAGGGAGTCAACTATAATCCCGATGACCCGAATTATGACCTGTTCAAACTGGCGATGAAGGTCAGTGCCAAGCGTCTGTTTCCTAACTTCGCTTTTATTGACGCACCTTTCAATATCCAATATTACAAGCCCGGTCATCCTGAAACGGAGGTTGCCTACATGGGTTGCCGTACTCGTGTAATGGGTAATGTTTATGACCCGTCTCGTGAGATCGCTCCCGGAAGAGGTAATCTGAGTTTCACTTCTATCAATCTCCCAAGGCTTGCTATTGTGGTTGGCGGTGATATTCCTCAGTTTTTCAAACTGCTTGACGGAATGCTCGACAAAACCATGCAGCAGCTTCTCGATCGATATGAGATTCAAGCGTCAAGAGTAGTTAGAAACTTTCCGTTCCTCATGGGAGAAGGCGTATGGATGGACTCTGACAAACTTGGACCGGATGACGAGGTTGGAGAGGTGCTGAAACACGGAACACTCTCTATCGGTTTCTGTGGGCTTGCAGAGTGTCTTGTAGCATTGACTGGGCATCATCATGGTGAAAATGAAGCATCTCAGGAGCTTGGTCTGCGAATTGTAGGTTATATTCGGAACTACTGTGACGAGAAAAGCAAGCAGTTTGGCATGAATGTAACCTGTCTTGCTACTCCTGCTGAAAGCTTAGCCGGACGCTTGCTTAGAGCTGACCGAAAAGAATTTGGTATTATTAAGGGAGTTACCGATCGTGACTACTACACTAACAGTTTTCATGTTCCGGTCTATTATCATCTCCCGGCTCTTAAAAAGATCGACATTGAAGCTCCGTACCATGCTCTTACCAATGCCGGTCATATTATCACTTGATCTGCACTACTGCCGCTGGGCTTAAAGGCATGGGGAGGGGGTCTCCAAAATCGCACCCCCTACCTCATCGCGGCGGTCTTAAAAAAATCTCCGGAGGGATATTTTGGGAATGGGGTTTACCCCACGGGTGCAGTATTTGAACGAGCTTACAGGGTTGAGACATTTTCCATAAAGTGTGAACATCTCCTTTCATGTTTCTTTTCTCCTTTCGGTGATTGGTGGAAATTCAGCTCTGTAAGTTCTTTCAAATACTGCACCTATTCTCACCTAAAAGAGCATCGGTTCAGATAAAAAGTGCAGTACAAGTATGCGGATATGGCGGAACTGGCAGACGCAATAGACTCAGAATTTATTGGAGGTTATCTCCGTGCAGGTTCAACTCCTGTTATCCGCACCAAATTTTTTAAGAGAGGAGGCAGTGCCAATGCCATAAGAGTATCGCTGCCAGTCCGAATGGGGCGCTTATTATGGAGTTCTTCGAGAGCTTTATTAAGACCGCTTATGGTGAGAAGAGCGATGATGGCAGACGCTTCATGAAGTCCGAGGAGATTTCCAGAAGCTTTATGGAAACTCCCGCTTACGAGGTACTGTTCGAAAAGCTCGTCACCGATGCCGGTGCTGCATCCGAATTTGTAAACCGTGTGATGCGTGCCAACGGCAATAAGCAGGCTGCGCCCATCGCATCTAATTAAAGAAAGCTCGGAGGGCTAAGGAATGCTGAAAATTACTGTGCCGGCTGCCGAGTTTTGGGATGAAATTCATGAAGAATTTGTCTACAAGAAAGAGCAGGCTTTGCAGTTGGAGCATTCCTTAGTCTCTCTTTCAAAATGGGAAAGTAAATGGAACAAGGCATTTCTCGGAAAACAAGAAAAAACCGATGAGGAAATTCTTGATTATGTACGATGTATGACCTTAACCCAGAATGTCGATCCCGAAGTATATACTCGGCTGTCTGCTGAAAACTATGCCGCCATCAATGCGTATATCGAGGCACCAATGACTGCAACTTGTCTCATTGAAGATAAGCAAGCCAGAGGTCACAAGGAAACGGTTACATCTGAGCTTATTTATTACTGGATGATTTCTTATAACATTCCTGTAGAGTTTCAAAAATGGCATTTGAATAGGCTGTTGACTCTCATACGGGTGTGCAATGTCAAGAATTCTCCACCTAAGCGAAGAAGCAAGCGTGAAATGTGGAATCGGAATGCAGCCATCAATGCCGCCAATCGAAAACGCTTTGGTTCTAAGGGGTGATTGAATGAACAGACGATGCCGAAAATGCTTTTTTAAGAAGGTTTGCCATAAAAAGCCATCTTATAAAGCATGGCTGAAAACTTATACCAAAAAAGCAGTTACAGCGATTCTTGTTATTGCATTGATCGATCTGCAACTGTCTTATGTACTTGCATTTATGGGGCAGGTACAAATTGCAGAGTCTCTTTCCAGCACTATCGCCACCACAATTGTGGGTGTTATGGTTGGCTATTTTCTGAAGGCCTTGTTTGAAACTTTCTTTGAAAAAAGAGAAGAGAGATTGAACAAAGAAAGCGAGTCTGCTGAAAATACGAATTATGAGGAGGTTTAGTTATGCCTATCAGTTTTTTGACTACAGCACTGTTGATCGTATCTGTTATCACAAATCTGACAGTGGAGGGCATTAAGAAGTTGCTTGATGGAACGAAGGTCAAGTATTCTTCCAATGTTCTTGCGGCTATTTTATCCGTCCTGATCGCCTGTGCTGTCAGTGTAATTTACCTTATCATGACTGACACCGTCTTCACCATGAAGATCGGAGTTGAGATCGTTGTTCTGATGTATCTGGGCTTCTTGATCTCTACGGTTGGCTATGACAAGGTGATTCAGATGTTGAAGCAGATTCAAAGCGTGAAGGAGGAAACAAAAAATGAGTAACAGTCCTCTGGTATCCTATACCAAGTTGAGCCCGAATCATTCCGGGCAGAGAACTCATGCCGTTGACCGTATTACACCTCATTGCGTAGTCGGTCAGTGCTCGGTAGAAACCCTGGGCAATATTTTTGCTCCGACTTCCCGGCAGGCTTCTTGTCAGTACGGTATCGGTGTAGACGGTCGAGTAGGTATGTATGTGGAGGAGAAGAATCGTTCCTGGTGTTCTTCTTCCAATGCTAACGACCAGCGTGCGATTACAATCGAGTGCGCCAGTGATGCTACACACCCCTATGCATTCAATGATGTTGTGTACGCCAAGCTGATCGAGCTTTGTGCGGACATTTGCAAGCGTTATGGAAAGACCAAGTTGCTGTGGCTCGGTGATAAGACAAAGACTCTGAACTATGAGCCTGCTTCCAATGAAATGGTTCTGACTGTACATCGTTGGTTTGCCAATAAGAGCTGTCCGGGTGACTGGATGTATGCTCGAATGGGTGATCTTGCATCCAAAGTTACAGCGAAGCTCGGAGGTTCTACCGGTGGAAACGATAAGCCGGTCGATAACCAGGTGCTTTATCGGGTTCAGACTGGAGCTTTTGCCAATAAAGCAAATGCTGACGCAATGCTTCAGAAAGTAAAAGCCGCCGGTTTCGATACTTACATGGTCAAGGTCGATAACCTTTACAAGATTCAGGTCGGTGCTTTCAGCAAGAAAGCGAATGCCGATGCAATGGCTGCAAGGCTGAAAGCTGCTGGATTCGATACTTATGTAACAACCAAAAGTGGAACGGCAGTCTCTGTATCTTCTGCGAAGAAAAGCACTGACCAGATCGCCCGTGAAGTAATTCAGGGGCTGTGGGGTAACGGTGTGGACAGGACTAATCGGCTGAAGGCAGCTGGTTACGATCCTTCCGCAATACAGAATCGGGTGAATCAGCTTCTTAAATAAGGAGGTCCGTGAATGATAAGGTTCAGTCACAAGGGAGACTTCTCTAAGGTTACACGCTTTTTGGAGAGGGCAAAGGAAGTGGTCCATCTCGGAGACCTCGACAAGTATGGCCGAGAAGGGGTCGCTGCTCTTGCGTCTGCAACGCCTGTCGATTCCGGTTTGACCGCCAGTTCATGGTATTACGAGATCGTAAACCGAAATGGATCTGCAAAGATCACCTTTTACAACTCAAATATTCAAAATGGGGTTCCGATAGCGATCATTCTGCAATATGGTCATGGAACCCATAACGGAGGCTGGGTACAGGGGCGAGATTACATCAATCCTGCTATCCAGCCTATTTTTGATAAAATCGCAAATGAAGCATGGAAGGAGGTTACGAAGCTATGAGTAAAACTATCGACGAAAGAGTCGTAGAAATGCGGTTTGATAATAAGCAGTTTGAGAGCAATGTTCAAACCAGTTTGTCTACCATTGAAAAATTAAAGAAAAGTTTGGATATGGATGGCGCTACAAAAGGTCTTGAGAGCATTGACAGCGCTGCTAAGAAAGTCGATATGTCGGGGCTTGGCTCTGCGGTTGAAACAGTAAAGACTCGATTCTCGGCATTGGAGATCATGGCTGTAACCGCCCTTGCAAACATCACCAACTCAGTTGTAAACACCGGTAAACAGATGCTCCGTTCCTTGACAATCGAACCCATTAGTCAGGGTTTTGAGGAATACGAGCTGAAGATGGGGTCAATTCAGACCATCATGATGAGTACCGGCGCCTCTCTTGAAGAAGTTAATAAGTATCTTCAGGAATTGAACACTTACTCGGATAAGACCATTTACTCCTTCCAGGATATGACTTCCAACATCGGTAAATTTACCAATGCTGGTGTCGGTCTTGAGGATGCAGTAATGGCTATTCAGGGTGTGTCGAATGTTGCCGCTGTGTCCGACGCCAATGCAAATGAGGCATCCCGTGCCATGTATAACTTTGCGCAGGCACTGTCTGCCGGTTATGTCAAGCTGATCGACTGGAAATCTATTGAGAACGCTAATATGGCGACCGTTGAATTTAAGACTCAGCTTCTTGAGTCGGCTGTTGCCTGTGGCACCTTGACTAAAACTGCCGACGGCATGTATAAAACGGTTAAGGGTAATGTCATCGATGCCACACATGGCTTCAATGATTCTTTGCAGGATCAGTGGATGACCACGGAAGCTCTGGTCGGTACTCTTCGTAATTATGCGGATGAAACGACCGAAATCGGTGCTAAAGCATTTGCGGCTGCACAGGATGTTAAGACATTCACTCAGTTGATAGATACTCTCAAGGAAGCCGTAGGCTCCGGATGGGCAAATACATGGGAAATCCTGTTTGGTGATTTTGAGGAAGCCAAAGAACTTTGGACTGGACTCAGTCAGGTTATCGGTGGATTTATCGATGCCCAAGCAGATGCTCGCAATGAGATGTTGCAAGGGTGGAAAGATCTTGGCGGAAGAACCAAACTGATTGAGGCACTTAAAAATGCTTTTGAAGGCGTTCAGAGTGTTATCAAACCGATCTATGAGGCATTCCGTGAGATATTTCCTCCCACCACAGCCCAGCAGCTTTATGATATTACTGAGAATTTGCGAAAATTCACAGCAAATTTGAAGCTCAGTGATACAGCTTCAGCTAATCTAAAATCCACTTTCAAAGGCTTGTTTGCGATCTTGGACATCGTTAAACAAGCCTTTTCTGCTATATTTACGGCAATTAAACCGTTGTTTGGCGGGTTTGGAACACTCGGAGATGGAATTCTTGGTTTCACTGGCGGGATTGGCGATGCTATTGTTGCGTTTGATGAGTTTATCAAAACCAGTGGAGCATTCCAGAAAGTCGGTGAGGGTATCGCTACGGTCATACAGACAATTATGACAGCTTTATCCACACTGAAGAACAAGATCAAAGAAAAATTTGAATCCGCCAATTTCGAATTGTTTCATTCTCTGCTTGAGCGAATTCATGAGAGGATGACTCAAGTCGGAGAAGCAGCCGGTGAGATGAAATCTGGGGTTATCGTCGCCTTTGAGGTCATTGGTGAAGCTCTTGCTAATTGCCAATTTGTTCAGCTTCTCTCTGCCATATGGAATGCTGTTAAGACAATCGGAAGTGGCATCGTTAAAATCCTTGGCGAACTCGGCAGTTCCTTAGCAAAGAATCTTGGTGAAGCTAATTTCAGCGGAATTATTGATCTGCTGAATGGTATCTCGTTCGGTGCTATTGCTGTCGGCATCACAAAGTTTGTTGGCACCTTCCGAAAAGCTATTGAAGATATCGGTAGTTTCAAGGAATCTTTTATCGGAATTCTTGACAGTGTTCGAGGATGCTTTGAAGCTTATCAGAATCAGTTGCAGGCGGGTACATTGCTGAAGATCGCGTCGGCTATTGCTATTCTTACTGCATCTTTGATTGCACTTAGTCTTGTAGACAGTGAAAAGCTGAATGTGGCTCTTGGAGCAATCACTGTGCTATTCGCTGAACTTCTTGCTTCGATGGCTGTATTCAACAAAATCAGCGGTCAGGCAACTGGTGTGATGAAGAGTGTAACTGCTATGCTCGGTATTGCTACGGCAGTGCTGATTTTGGCGAGTGCACTTAAAAAGATCGCAGATCTGGACACAAAACAGCTTACCACCGGTCTCATTGGTGTTGCGGGTTTGACCACTATGATGGTTGCCGCAGCCAAAGCTATGAGTTCCAACAGTAAAACCATCATCAAGGGTGCTACTCAAATGGTGATCTTTGCAGCCGCAATCAAGATTCTTGCTTCTGTTTGCGAACAACTTGCTAAATTGGACTGGAACCAGCTTGCAAAAGGTCTTATCGGCGTTGGTGTATTGCTTGCCGAGGTTTCTCTGTTCCTGAGAACCGCAAAATTCAGCGGTAAATCCATTACTACGGCTACAGGTATTGTAATTCTTTCAGCAGCAATCAAGGTGTTGGCCTCTGCCTGCAAAGATTTCGGCGAAATGAAATGGGAAGACATCGGTAAGGGGCTTGCATCTATTGCAGTGCTTCTTGCTGAGGTTACCGCTTTCACCAAGCTTACTGGTAACGCTAAACATGTAATCTCTACAGGCGTAGCGCTCATTGCTATCGGAGCAGCTATGAAGATATTTGCATCGGCTGTAAAAGACTTCTCTGGAATGCAGTGGGACGAAATTGCAAGAGGTCTTATTGCTATGGCCGGGGCTTTGGCGGCGGTTACAATTGCTGTCAACTTCATGCCGAAAAACATGATCGGCATCGGCACTGGTCTTATTGCTGTCTCTGCGGCTTTGCTCATACTTGCCAATGCTCTTAACCAGATGGGTTCAATGTCTTGGGAGGAAATCGCCAAGGGTCTTATCACTCTGGGCGGCGCAATGGCCATTCTTGCAATCGGTCTGAATGCCATGACAGGCACTCTTGCAGGTTCTGCGGCGCTTCTTGTTGCTGCAAGTGCCCTCTTGGTGCTTACTCCGGTACTGGCTATTCTCGGCGCCATGAGTTGGAGTTCCATCGTGAAAGGTCTCGTTACCCTGGCAGGTGCATTTGCTATCCTCGGTGTTGCAGGTGCTGTATTGACTCCGTTGGTTCCTTCCATTCTCGCTTTGAGTGGCTCGCTGGCACTAATCGGGGTAGCAGTTGTCGGTATTGGTGCCGGGCTTGCTCTGGCAGGTGCCGGTTTGTCCGCCTTGGCAGTAGGCTTAACAGCTCTTGCTGCTGCGGGAACTGCCGGTGCTACAGCCATCGTCGCTTCTTTGACTGTTATCATCACTGGTGTCGCAGCCCTTATTCCTGCAATTGTAGCCAAGATCGGTGAGGCAATTGTCGAATTCTGCAAAGTTATCGCTGATAGTGCAGGAGCCATTGGTGAAGCAGTCAAGGCAGTTGTCCTTATGCTGGTGGATGTACTTGTTGAGTGCGTTCCCGCTATCGCTGATGGGGCATTGAAGCTCATTGCAGGTGTTCTTGAAGCGTTGGTAGAATATACCCCGTCTATCGTTGATTCCATCTTCCAATTCCTTATCGCAGTTCTTGAGGGCGTCTCTAAGAATCTTCCCAGTTTGATTCAAGCTGCGGTGGATGTATTGATGGCGTTCTTCTCAGGCATTGTGGATGCACTTAAGGGCATCGATACAGAAACTCTTCTTCAGGGAATTGCCGGTATTGGTCTGCTTGCCGCAATTATGGCTGCTTTGAGCGCAGTAGCTGCTCTTGTCCCGGGCGCCATGCTGGGTGTTCTCGGTATGGGTGCTGTCATCGCTGAGCTTGCTCTTGTACTTGCGGCGGTCGGTGCCCTGGCACAAATTCCTGGCTTGAACTGGCTTATCAATGAAGGCGGTAATCTGCTTCAGGGAATTGGTACGGCAATCGGTAAATTTGTTGGCGGTATCGTCGGCGGTTTTATGAGTGGCGTATCCAGTCAATTCCCACAAATTGGTTCTGACCTTTCCGGGTTTATGACCAATGTCCAGCCGTTCCTTGACGGTGCAGCTTCCATAGATCCGGCTATGCTAGACGGTGTTAAGGCTCTTGCAGAAACGATTCTTATCCTGACAGCCGCAAATATTTTGGATGGACTGACCTCGTGGTTCACCGGCGGAAGCTCACTCTCCGGCTTTGCTGAAGAGATGGTTCCGTTTGGAAAAGCTATGAAGCAATTCTCTGATGAAATCAGCGGTATTGATGGAGAAGCAGTTTCCAATGCTGCAATCGCAGGTAAGACTCTTGCGGAGATGGCTGATACACTTCCTAATACTGGCGGTGTCGTTGGTTTCTTTGCCGGAGAGAACGATATGGAAGAGTTTGGTAACCAACTTGTGCCATTCGCTAAAGCGATGAAAGCCTTTGCCAATGAGGTTGCCGGTTTAGATGCCGCAGTTATTCAAGAGGCGGCTACAGCAGGTAAAGCAATGGCTGAAATGGCAACTACTATACCGAACAGTGGCGGTGTTGTCGGTTTCTTCGCCGGTGAAAACGATATGGATGATTTTGGCGAACAGCTTGTTCCCTTTGGAAAGGCGATGAAAGAATATGCAAACGCCGTTTCCGGGCTTAACGCCGATGTTGTTCAAAATAGCGTTGTTGCAGGTAAAGCACTCCTAGAACTTGCAAATACAGTTCCCAATACAGGTGGAGTGGTTGCCTGGTTTACAGGTGATAACGACCTCAAAACGTTTGGAGAACAGCTGGTCCCATTTGGCACTGCGATGAAGAACTATTCTTTGGCCGTTACAGGATTGGATGCATCTGTCGTCACAAACTCTGCAAATGCGGCTAAAGCTCTGGTTGAGCTTTCAAACAATTTGCCGAATAGTGGCGGTATCGTATCCTGGTTTACAGGCGATAACGATATTGCAAGCTTCGGCGAGCAGTTGGTATCTTTCGGTCAGTCATTTGCTGCGTACTACAACAGCGTTAGCGGAGTGGATGTGGCTAAGTTGAGTGGGGTGGTTGTCGAGTTCAGAAATCTTGTGGATTTGGCAAACGGCATTAAGAGTGTTGATACAAGTGGAATGTCTACATTTGCTCAGAATCTTACGAATTTGGGTAATGCTGGTATCGATGGATTTATCAATGCCTTTACGAATGCTAATTCCCGCGTAAGTACAGCCGCAAACACAATGGTCACTACATTTATCAATGCCGCCAAAGCACAGCAAGGAAATCTGGCAAGCACTTTTACCACCATGATTAACGGTATTGTCACTGCTTTCACAAGCAAGTACAGTCAGTTCACAGTTATGGGGCAGACGATGATGACCAACTTTATCTCTGGCATTCGTACCGGAGACGCATCGGCTCGGTCGGCATTTGTCACCATCGTGTCGGGTTGTCTGACCGCAATCCGAAATAAGTTCTACGAGTTTAACACCGTTGGACAGACTACGATGACAAATCTTATTGCCGGTATTCGAACAAAGAACCAGCTTGCGAAAGACGCCTTTGTTCAGATCATTAACAGTTGTCTGACAGCAATCCGAAACAAATACACCGAATTCTATAATGCCGGTAAGTATCTTGTTGAGGGTTTTGCTAAAGGTATCGATGAGTATACCTGGTATGCGGAAGCACGAGCCAGAGCAATGGCAAGAGCTGCTGCACAGGCTGCGGAAGCGGAGCTTGATATCAACTCTCCTTCCAAAGTTGGCTATCGAATTGGTGGGTTCTTTGGTATGGGCTTTGTCAATTCCCTGATCGACTACGCCGATAAGTCTTACGATGCCGGTGCATCTGTTGCAAAGTCGGCTAAGGAAGGACTCCGCAACGCGGTTTCCAAGATCGGTGATTTCATCGAAAACGGAATTGACTCTCAACCGACGATTCGACCGCTGCTTGATCTGTCTGATGTAACGGAGGGTGCGGGCAGGTTGTCGGCACTTTTGAGTCGAAATCAGGCGATGAAGATCAGCGCCGGTATGGAGCGTGAGAGTGGCAGTGTCGTTCAAAATGGCGGTGCTACACCTACCTCTGGAAACAACTACAATTTCACACAAAACAACTATTCGCCTAAGGCACTGTCGAGGATTGACATTTATCGTCAGACGAAGAACCAGTTCTCGGCGTTGAAAGGATTGGTGGAAACATGATTCACTCATTTGCTATCACCAATTACTTAGGTGATAGGATCAAACTTGACTTGAGGGAGCCTGAGGTTTCGGGCTTCCTCATCAAGTCTGTAACCGGCTTAGGCCCAGTCAAAGCAACTGTCAACACGACGGAAGTCGTCACTAATGACGGCTCTATGTTTAACTCCGCCAGACTGAGTCAGCGGAACATCGTTTTCCAAATCGTATTCGTTGATACGGTCTACGGAGAAACGATCGAAGATGTACGACAGAAATCCTACAAATACTTTCCGGCAAAGAAAAATGTTGAGATAATCATCGAAACAGATAACCGATATGTACGAACAAGCGGTTATGTGGAATCGAATGAACCGAACATTTTCAGCTCGCAGGAAGGGACCTCAATCTCGATCATTTGTCCTGACCCATTATTCTATTCAGCCGGAGAGGATGGAAATAATGTAACGGATTTCTACAGTATTGACCCGATGTTTGAATTTCCGTTCTCAAACGAGTCTCTGACGGAACCCTTGCTTGTATTTGGCGAAATTCAGATCAAGACGGAGGGTGTCATCACTTACTATGGTGATGCCGAAATCGGCGTAACGATCTATATTCATGCAATAGGATCGGCAAGCAATATCAATATTTACAATACGGAAACCAGAGAAGTCATGAAGATCGATACTGTGAAGCTCCAAAAGCTGACTGGAAAGGGTATCGTCGCAAGTGATGATATCGTCGTTAGCACCTCAAAGGGTGATAAGAGCATTACTCTGATTCGTGAAGGCGTTTCGTACAACATCCTGAACTGTTTGGATAAGAATACCGACTGGTTTACCTTAGCAAAAGGCGATAACATTTTCGCCTTTACTGCTGACAGCGGTGTTACGAATCTTCAGTTTAGAATTGAAAACAAAGTCATCTATGAGGGGGTATAACTATGGAACTTTTGGTCTTAAACACCGACTTTGAGTCCATAGCCGTCATAGACACTTATGAATCCATGATATGGACTGACCGGTATAATTCGTATGGAGATTTCGAGATATTCTTCGCTATGGATACACAACTCTTGCAGTATTTGAAAGAGGATTACTATCTGTGGCTGAAGGATTCGGAGCACTGTATGATTATTGAGGACATCAAGATCAATGCCGACACAGAAGAAGGAAATCATCTTATCGTCACAGGCAGATCGTTGGAGTCTATTCTTGAACGCCGCATCATCTGGGGACAGCGAATCTTTAATGGAAATCTTCAAAATGGCATCCAGACGATGCTAAATGAGTGCATCATTTCACCGTCTATTGCCGATCGAAAGATTTCTAACTTTGTGTTCGTGCCTTCTACTGACCCTAAAATCACAAGACTGAAAATCGACAACCAATACACAGGCGATTGTTTGTACGATGTCATCAAAGGGCTTTGTGAGGAAAACAATATAGGGTTCAAGATCGTACTGACAGATGAAAATGAGTTTGCATTCAGTCTGTATGCCGGCGTTGATCGCTCTTATGAGCAGACAGAAAATCCGTATGTTGTTTTCTCTCCAAACTTTGAGAACATCATCAACAGCAACTACTATTCATCCAAAGCGAGTTTCCGAAATGTGACTCTGGTCGCAGGAGAAGGTGAAGGGGCAGCAAGGCGAACTGCTATCGTTGGCTCAGCCTCAGGGCTTGATCGGCGTGAGCTTTTTACAGATGCTCGTGACATCTCATCCGATACTGAGGACGGGGCACTTTCCGATGCAGAGTATATGGCGCAGCTTCAGACAAAAGGTTTGAAAAATCTGGCTGACCATATTGTGACTACTGCATTCGAAGGCGAAGTTGAAGTTACTCGACTGTTCAAATACGGCGAGGACTTCTTTATCGGCGACATCGTTCAAATCGCCAATGAATATGGCAATGAGGGATCAGCTTACATTTCAGAGCTGGTCATCTCAAACAGTGAGGAAGGATTGTCGATTTATCCGACCTTCAAAACTATTTCAAAGTAAGGAGGGAGAAACTGAATGAGCGTATCAAGCGGATTTTTCAATTCACTTAACGGTGACCGCAAATACAATGCTGCACAGATGTCAGCTATCTTTGACGGACTCATCATCGATGGTGTATTTGCTTCTATCGGAACCGCTTTTGCTGTGAAGGCGGCAGGCGGTCTTACCGTGAATGTCGGTATCGGCAAGGCCTGGTTTGACCATACATGGACGGTCAATGACAGTATCCTGCCGATGACTGCCCCGGAAGCAGAGGTGCTTCTTGATCGTATCGATGCCGTGGTTCTGGAAGTAAACGGAATGGAGTCAGTTCGTGAGAACACCATCAAATTTGTCAAGGGTAATCCGTCCAGTGCACCGTCGAGACCGACTTTGACGAACGAGGGAAATGTCCATCAGTACCCTCTCTGTTATATTTACAGAAAGTACGGCACTGCGGTTATTAACCAAGCTGACATTACCCCTATGGTCGGCACAGAGTCTACTCCATTTGTAACTGGCATTCTTCAGACGATCAGTTTGGACGAGCTGCTTGGCAAATGGCAGGATGAGCTTGATCGATTTACGGATGCACGATCTCAGGAAGTCGATGACTGGATTGCTCAGGAGGAAAGCGATTTCACGGCTTGGTTCAATAAAATGAAAGCGGACCTCCAACAGGAGCAGACCGTTCTTGACCAGTGGATCGCATCTGAACAGGCTGATTTTCTTGCCTGGTATAACCAGATGAAAGACCAGCTCAGCGGCGATGTCGCCGGTAATCTACAACTTGAGATCGACAAGGAAGAAGTCAAACGGATTTTGCTGGTTGGCTTCGAAGACGGAACCAAAGAGTTTTCGGACGACGGTACGGTTATCACTTCTACTGCAAGTGACGGCAGAACTTTGACGAAGACTTTCTCTGACGGATTCCTGACAATGACAAATGTGCTGAAAAGTGCAGCGGGAGCAGAGGTGGCGAGAGCCGTTAAGACTTTTGACTCCGATGGCAAGCTTATCAGCACCGTTGTAACTTATTCTTAAAGCGAAAGGAGAACAATCAAAATGGCAGAAGAAGATCTGATTTTCGGTAAAAACCGACACTTTTTCGGCGGCATTGAGCCGTCCAATATGCTGGCATTTAGCGTGGCTGTTGAGAGTGGTGTTGTGAAAGTTACGGCTACACTTCCCAACGACACAGTCGTGAATAACCAGACGCTCTGTACCGTGGAAGGTGCGATTATCCGGAGGAAGACAACCGATTATCCTAAGGATGAGTTCGATGGCGATCTGGTCGCCAACATTAAGGCGTCCACTGTCTTCGTAGATAGTGGTGCATCGCCTACCGGAACTTACTACTATGCAGCGTTCCCTTATACCACTCAGGGTGTGTATAACCGGAACAAGGCTAATCGTGTAGTTGTAAATGAACCGGAGCCGATGCAGGAGTTTTCCGCTAAGTCGGTATATGTCTCGGCATCTGATACCGTTAAGGTAGAAATCACGGCGAAGCTTCCGAGTGGTGTTGCTGGCGCTATTATCCGTAGGAGCACGACTGGTTATCCGACCAGTGAAACGGAGGGCGAACTGTTCAAGAACATCACTGCCAACGGCACTTATACGGATACCAATGTGACAGTCGGAGTGGTGTATTACTATTCCGCATTCCCTTACACCAGTACCGGTGCCTATAATCGCAGCGAGGCAAACAGAACCAGTGTAACGCCGAAAAAGAGAGACTATCTGTTCGGCTATGACCTGGTCAAGGCAACCTCCAGCCCCACAGGACGAGTAACTTATCCTTCTGATGTGGATAACGCTGCATTTACTCCGGCGGCTATGAATTTCAGCACCGGTAAGTTCAATTATGGTGGTTGGGCGTTTGACCCGGGTGAAAAGTTCATGCCTCGTCCTTGTATGCTGACTTATGCAGGCGTTGTCGATCACTATCTCAATCCTAACGACTATACCAAGAAGGTCGACGGTTCTACTTCCAAGATTGCAGACTCTTCCTTTGGCGGCAACGCCATGATGGAATGGTCGAAGATCTACACGAAGCGATGGGAGTCGGACGGTGTTTATCATTTCCGCTGCTCCGATACTCCTCAGGACGATACTTGGGATTGCTGGTGTAACTATGACCGCAATAACAACCAGATCGATCATTTCTATACCCCGATTTATTTTGGGTCTATGGTGAACGGCAGATTGAGATCTCTTAGCGGCAAAGAAAATAATGTTAACATGACGGCATCTGCTGATATTAACGGTGCAAAGGCAAACGGTAATGACTGGTATACCGAGGTGCTGGCGGACAGACTGCTGCTTCAGGATCTGTTGGTTATGATGGCTCGTTCTACCGAGTGTCAGACTGCATTTGGCTACGGACGGTGCAAGAGTTCCAATAGCAATGCTATTGCCCCCGGTACGATGAATACCAAGGGTATGTTCTGGGGTTCCAATGACCAGACTTCCGGCGTGAAGGTCTTCGGTATGGAGAATGTCTGGGGTAACCTATGGCGTCGTACTGCTGGCTGGATCAATGCTAATGGAACGCAGAAGGTCAAGCTTACTCGTGGTACTCACGATGGTTCTACCGCAACCGACTACAACACAGACGGAAACGGTTATAAGACGATCGCAAATGCTACTCCGGCTGGCAGTTCCGGCGGCTACATCAGCAGCATGAAGACGGAAGCATTCGGACGGCTGCCTGTTACTGCAAGCGGTTCCAGCAGCACTTATGAGGCTGACGGCATGTGGTACAATAACAGCCAGATCAATTACGCGTTTGTCGGCGGCGGCTGGAGCAATGGCCTGGTGGTCGGTCCTTTCTGCGCTATTCTGAACGATACGGCGTCCTATTCGAACTCGCACTATGGCGCGGCTCTCTCTTGTAAACCGCTTGCCGCTGCGTAAGCAGCGAGGAGAGGACGGGAGAACCTTAGGTTCGCCGGGTAAACGAAAACAATTAAATATTAGGGGTATACACTGCGCCCAGCGCGTATGTCGGCGGCAACTGGAACAATGACCTGATGGTCGGTCCTTTCTACGCTAATCTGAACAATACGGCGTCCAATTCGAACTCGAACAATGGCGCGGCTCTATCTTATCCATAAGAAGCTCTCCTTAATGCAGTGTATGCCGCCATTTCAAAATGGCAAGAGATATCCGCATCTCTTCCTCACCACTTGGTGAAAATTAACTCGGTGCAAGCATCTGTGAGTAGCTGAGAATAAGTCGAAAGCGGATGAGAGGATAAGAGAGAACATGAAATCCTATAACCACTTGTACGAAAAAACAATATCCGAAACGAACCGACGGTACGCTCTGTCTCAAGCAAAGCACAGCAAGAGATTCCGTAAAATCATGAAACACCGGCACATGTCTGACGATGCCGCAGTTGAACAATCCTTAGACTGGATAGTCAACTACGAAAACGCCGAGCATGTGCCGGTTTACATTTATGATGGGATTACTCGCAAGGAGCGCACTATTATTGTCCCTACGATGGAAGAGCTGCTTGTTCAGCATTGCATCGTAAATGCCATGAAGCCGATGTTCTGCAAGGGAATGTACGAACACAGCTATGCCAGTCTTCCGGGCAGAGGTGCCCATAAAGGAAAGCTGGTTATTGAGAAGTGGATCAGGATTGACCCGAAGAATTGTAAGTATGTCCTCAAAATGGATATTCGCCATTTCTTCGATTCTATTCCACATGATCGTTTGAAAGCCAAGTTGAAGAAGACCGTTCATGACGAGAAGATGTTGGAGCTATTATTCCGCATTATCGATGTTACAGAGGTTGGTATTCCACTTGGCTTTTATACTTCTCAATGGCTTTCTAACTGGTATTTACAGGGTTTAGATCATTTCATCAAGGAGCAGCTCTGTGCTGTGCACTATATGCGCTACATGGATGACATGGTCGTTTTCGGAAGCAACAAGAGGGTTTTGCACCGCATGAGACAAGCAATTTCCGATTATCTGGAAATGGAGCTTGGCTTGGAACTTAAAGCGAATTGGCAAGTCTTTCGCTTTTCTTATGGCAACAACCAGGGGCGTGATCTGGACTTCATGGGCTTTCGTTTTTATCGTAATCGAACGATTCTTCGAAAATCCATTATGTACAAGGCCACGAGAAAAGCTCGCAAAATCTCCAAAAAGGAGAAAGCAACCATACTCGATGCTCGGCAAATGTTGTCTTATCTTGGGTGGATCGACTGCACCGATACCTATTTGATGTATCGGAAGTGGATAAAACCATGTGTTAGCTTCCAGCAATTGAAGCGAAAAGTTTCACGATATGACAAATACGATGAGAAGCGGGTATATCAAAAACTCGTCAGTCTTTACACTGCGAAAGGAGGAAAGTCGCATGGAGTTAAATTACAAATATGCCGAGAGCACAGTCCAACCGACTGCACTTGAGGTTACTGTTGGAACCGTATATCTCCGCAAGGACATTACGAGTATTACACGAACTTCCGAACAGGGTGATAAAACCACTTACTGGACTTATCAGGAAGCGGCGCTGACCCCTCAGGAGTTCAATGAATACACCAATCTGCTTATGGCTGAAAACGCCATTAAAGGTACAAATGATTCGGACAACATTGTTCAGATCATGGCAGGTCAGGAAACTGGAGATTTCCAGCAGCTTGCTATCATGGAAGCAATTGCTGATCTGTACGATGCCGTCGCAGCAATGATTCCTGAATGAGGAGGTAGCAAAAATGGTCAATCTTTACGCCACGCTTATCATCAATAAGCGTAGAACCTTCGACCAGGTGCCTGAAAAATTTAAGGCAGATGTCGAGGCAAAATTGTTAGAATATGGCTACGATACCAACGGCGATCTTATCGCTGAGGAGGAGTAACCATGTTTTATATTTTATCCAAAATTTTGATAGGAGGTAACAACATGGTAGCACTGTATGTCGCACTCATCATCGCAGGTCGTCGGACCTTTAATCAGGTTCCGGCAAAGTTCAAGGCTGCTGTCAAGGCTGATCTGGAAGCTCTCGGTCTTGACGAAAATGGTAATCCTGTGGATTAACCGAAATTGGCAGGGAGTCTACTTTGCGGTGGGCTCCCTCGCCTAATTAAAAGAGGTTTGGGGTGATATTTCCTACAAGCTTCTTAATTCATTTATGACTTCAAGGAGGATGATACATGGAAATGGAACCCTGGCTGCAAACGCTATTAACCATTTTAGGGACGATACTTGCTTCTTCTGGATTTTGGGCATATATCCAGGAGCGAAGCAAACGAAAAGCTGCTGAGAATAAGCACAACAATCTTGAAACGCAAATGCTCATTGGTCTGGCTCATGATCGCATTATTTATCTCGGCATGGCCTACATTGAGAGAGGTTACATTACACAGGACGAGTATGAAAATCTATATGAATACTTGTACAAGCCTTATGAAAAATTAGGCGGTAATGGTTCGGCTAAGCGAATCATGACAGAAGTTGACCAACTTGCGATTCATAAATCAACTTACAATGCTTGAATTGGAGGTGAGATTATGAGTTACAACATTACTGGTACGACTATCACTTTGACCCGAGGTGATACATTTGAGGCTCTGGTCTCTGCCACCAAAAGGGACGGGACACAGTATATTCCTGTTGCAGGTGATACCATTCGCTTCGCAATGAAAGAGAATTACGACGATCCCCGCCCCCTTCTTGTCAAAGACATCCCGATTGACACGATGATGCTGACGCTTGAACCTCAAGATACAGCAGATCTGAATTTCGGCAAGTATGTCTATGACATTCAGCTCACAAAAGCAAACGGCAAAGTTGATACCTTTATTTCGAAAGCAATTCTGAAGCTTTCGGAAGAGGTTGACTGAGCATGGGTGGAGTATGCGGAATCGGGTCTATTAAAGGTCGCCTTTCGCCCATTGGAAGCTTACAAGGAGCTTTATCTATACCTGTTGGCGGAGGTTTGGACTGTGATATTTATGAGGGCAAATACAATATCGTTCCCAGCGACACGGTTCAGGTACTGCCGACAGCTAACAAACTGCTGAAGCATGATATTGTAATCGAGGCAAACTCCGGAGGTCTTCCCGAAGGGAGTGAGATGGCTACGGACGACGATATTGACAGTTTGATCGATGATATTTTCGGAACCGGAGTCAATCCCGATCCGGACGAGCCCACTTACAGTCCTGATGACATCGCAACAGAAAAAGAGCTGAACGATGCTATTACCGATGTCTTCGGCTAAACATTTTGTGGTCACAGCAGCGCCAAAACGCTGTGGCAAAAATAATTTTATTCCAATAGGAGGAATGTACTATTAAGATTACTACCCTGGCGCAGTTGAAGGTTGCTCTTCAGGCAGCTAAGACTTACATCGACGGTCAGATCGGTGGTCTGGGCACCCTGGCAGGCAAGAGTGAGGTCGCCTACGACGATCTGGCTGCGGCTCTGAAGACTCTGATCGACGGTAAGGCTGCTCAGGCTACTGTTGACACCCTGGTCGGTGAGGATACCGGCAAGTCTGTACGCACTATCTCTTCTGAGGAAGTCGCAAAGATTGTGGCTGGTGCCGACAAGTCTTACGACACTCTGAAGGAGATCGCTGACTGGATTCTGAGTGACACCACGGGTGCCGCAAAGATGGCTAATGACATCACTCGTCTGGATGGTATCCTCGCCGGTATCGGCGGTACTGACGAGGAAGCTACTGTCGTGGCTTATGTCACCAAGATGATTAACGCGCTTGGCATCGGTGACTATGTCAAGACTACCACTATGACTACCGAGCTGGGTAAGAAGGTGGATAAGGTCGAGGGCAGCCGCCTGATGACTAATGCCGAAGGTACCAAACTGGCTGGCATTGCCGCTGGTGCTCAGGCGAACGTCATTGAAAAGATCAAAGTCAATGGCGTTGAGGCAACCCCTGCGGCTGAGGATAAGTCTATTGCTCTGACTATTCCGACCGGCAAGCTTGCTGGCAAGGATATTGTTGCAGAGACTGATCTGGACGCTGCTCTGAAGGAGAAGGTCAACGCCGCTGCTGAGGGCAATCACAGTCATGCAAACAAGGCGTTTCTGGACACCCTGTCTGGTGCTACCGACGAGGAAGTTACCGCTATGTGCACTGAGGTCTTCGGTGCCTAAAGACTGTAAGTCTCTGGGGAGGGCGTAACAGCCCTCCCTAAATCTTTCAAAGGAGCGTGAATCGAATGCCTGATTACAAGCTGGTATCTCTTGAACAAATGAAGATACTTGCCGGACAGACTAAGTCGTATGTAGACGGTAAAGTAGGTTCCGCCAGTGATATTCAGTCTGGTGACACCGTCAAGACTTTTTCAAAAGATTATAAGACCGTAACGACGGTTTACGCCAATGGGAACCAGCTTGTGAAGACTTTTTCGGACGATATGAAAACAATCACATCGGTTCTCACGGACTCTGAAGGAACGGTCATTGCAACGGAAACCAAGACACTGTCGGACGATGGACTTACCATCTCTACGGATGTGGTTTACGGCTAATAAATAGCAATACGGGGCAATAGAATGTAGGTTAGTTCTGCATTATTCCTACACTTTGGCTCGAAAAGCCAGTAATTACGGGATATTTTGCTTCTTTTATATTTTACAATATAATGTCCTTTTCGTCAATCCTTTACAACTTGCTCTTCCCCTGCATTTCGCACCGTCTCAGCACCTTTTCGCGCCAGTCTGTTGTTTTTCTGCCGCCCTCCTACTTTCAGCGCAGATATGCATGTTCTAGGAGCTCCACCTTTGCTTGACGGGGACACATACGGTTTTGACGGGCATGAATGCCGCGTATGTCCTTGTAAAACAAGGGAAAGTTCTGCTCTCCTTTCTCCTACCAGCTTGTGCAGAGTACAGGCCGCCTTTCTTTCCCCTGCTTAAACTTTGCAAAAGGAGCCGGACAGCACCTTCTCGGTCCTATCCGGCTCCTTTGGC